TATATATCCAAGCATATCACGGCTACTGTAGCCAAGTGGCAGTGGAAACTTGTAGCCTTTATCCATTCGTTCAAAAGTGCGAGGATCAACCGTGAGATTGATCGAGTCGGCTATGTGTTGCACCATCGTTTTGTCGAGCAACGGATAAGTATGTTGCGTGTCGCTCGGATAGTCTTGCTCAAACATGAGCATAGAGTCATAGCCGTGGATCGTCAGGATGTCCAGCCCATCGCTGTTGTGGCTTGTATAGCGTGTATCAATGTAATATACGCCTTTTGGAATCCACTCAGATACACGCTCTCCGTCTGTAACTCGCACATACGGCTCCAGACGAGCCATCTTTGGCAAGTCCACATCAGGTTCAAGCATAGTCACATCAATCTCACCGCTGACAGCGCTACCAACGACAGGCACGTTCGCGTTAAACACTGCGTGGTTAGTTTTTATGGATATAAGTTGAGATTCATCAAAACCACTATCAGGCCCACCAGTATCAACGAGGATCGCCGTGCCGCCAGAGTTTTCAATGAGTCTGCCGCCTTCACCTATTACAAGAGTAGTTTCAAACCAATGATTTTTGCTTGCCAAAATACTTTGGTACAGCTCTGATGTATTTTGCATCAGATCACCGTCCTTGATCGAAGTGTAATTGTACCACCCTTATAATACCTGCTGCCATCAATTGAACGTATGATAAATTCAGAATTGATTTCAGATATAACACGCATGATTGCAAATTGGTTATCCCCAAGGTACGGATCTGTATAGATAACTTCAATGTTAGCTTTTGAAAGAATTTCATAAAGGGATTCTGATTGCTCATCAGAGAATGGGTAAAGGGAAAAGTCAATAATTGGTCTTATTTGTGTTGCTGTATACTCTGTACCATCAAGTGCAGTTACCGTTTCTCGTTGTTCAATTTCATGCGAAACAGTATACTTTAGCAGATATGGGCTGTAGTCTACCCCTTCCAAAGTAAATGTTACATCAATCATCCTCTTGCCCTCTTTTGTCTTCTCTGCCATTGTGTTGTATTTTCTGCAACAACTTTACCATCAAGAACACACTGCACAACAATAGTATCTTGTGCGGATTTGGAGTAACGTTCAGAAGTAGACCCATCATTTTCTGAATAGTGTTGATTTTCTTGCTTTGTAAGTATACGTTCACCTTCATGTACCTGTACAATACGATCTGAAAGTACATAGTCTATGCCAGTAGCATATGAGCCTGCTGCATCAGCAGAAGTAAGTCCACCCAATTTACTGGCAACCCAGCTAACCTTTTCAGAGATCCAACTTACTATGCTATTCCAGATAGATTTTGCGCCCTCCCAAAGAGAGTTCATCCAAGAAGCACCCACATTATACAATGTCCATGTTATTCCTGATACAGTTTGTATAATATTATTGAGAGATTCTGATACCCATATTTTGAATTCGTACCATTTCTCTGCAGCCCCATACTTAAACCCTGTAAATGCTGTCACTGCACCATTGTATAGGTTTGTAGCAAATTCAGCAATTTTTTGGATTATGCTTTGTATTCCTTCAGATATCGCAGTGTTAACTGACTCCCAAATCTGTTTAATGCTTGAACCAAGATTTGAGAACCATTCAATTACTGACTGAAATGCATTTGCAATCCAATCAACCGCAACTGAAACTGAATTTTTGATCGTTTCCCAAAGCCTAATCCAAAAGTTTCTAAACTCTTCAGATGTGTTCCAGAAATGGATAAACGCTGCTACAAGAGCTGTTATAGCTATAACTACAATACCTATTGGATTGGCTGCCATTATAGCATTCAAAACACTGATGGCTGTTCCAACTGCTTTTACAACACCAATGAGAGTTGAGATTGTACTCACAGTTTTCCCTATAATAAGCAATACTGGACCAACAGCAGCGGTAACTCCAAGGATTGTTACAAGAGTTTTCTTTTGAGAATCATCAAGTCCATTTAGCCATTGTACTGCTTTTTGTATAATTCCTGTAGCTTTGTCTATTGCTGGCATCAGAAGTTCGCCAAAAGAAAGAGCAAGATTTTTCGTATTATTCCAAAGAATAGAGATCTTAGAAGCAAGTGTGCCATACCTGGTTTCAGCTTCTTTTGTAAGCGCTGAATTGTCTTCCCAGGCTTGATTTGCCATATTGATAGAATCCCCAAGGAGATCTGATGCAAGACCCAAACTCTTCAACATATTGGATTGGCGAATGCCTGTGAGACCAAGTTTGTCAAGAACAAGAACTGCTGATTCACCCTTCTCATCCAGTTGACCAATTCCCTTGATAAAGGCTTGTATTGCTTCTATTGGTCTGTTTTTCCATGCATCTGTGAATTCCTCAGAAGACATGCCTGCTACTGAAGCAAAATCATCAAGGGCATCTTCCCCAGCAGCAACAGCGCTCTCAATTGCATTGAAAGTCTGAGTCATAGCTGTACCACCAGCCTCGGCTTGAATACCTACAGAAGACATAGCAGCAGCCAAAGCCATAGTTTCAGCCTCAGTCAGCCCAGCGAGTTTAGCACCAGCAGCTAATCTATTGGTCATTTCTACAATCTCAGACTCAGTTGTTGCAAAGTTATTACCCAAAGCAACAACTGTGGCTCCGAGACGTGATACATCATCACCAGATGTACCCATTATGTTCATGACTCTTGCAAGAGCTGTTGCTGCTTCTTCAGAGCTCAAGTTAGTAGCATCACCCAGCATAATCATGGTCTCAGTAAAATTCAAAAGATTTTCTGTACCACGTACACCAAGTTGACCAGCAACCTCCATAACCCCAGCAATGTCAGATGCTGATTGAGGAAGTCTGTTACTCATTTCAATGATGGAATCACTCAACTGTGCGTATTCCTCTTCTGTAGCATCAACCGTTTTCCGTACACCAGCAAAGGCAGATTCATAGTCAATAGCTGCTTTTGCAGCTGCAGTACCAATACCAACTAAAGGAAGAGTCAAATTCTTTGTCATAGTTGCCCCAGCACTTGTAAAAGCATTTCCAAGAGCTTTTACCCTGTTTTGTGCTGTGCTACTGCTATCCATGAATTGCTTAAGGGAAGTTCTTGCAGTTTGAAATCCAGAGGTGAAGCCAGATGTATCAAGCAAAAGATAACCAACGGCTTGACCAAGATTGAACAAATTCTACACCTCCTCACTACTCGAATTTGGCATAAAAACTTGAGAAACTCGAATAAGTTGTTCTGAACTTTGGCTCTTTCTTGTCCTGCAGATTTACAAGTATAAAAGCGCAAGCCTCATCAAAGCAATATGCCGTATAAGTGTCTGTTATACCAAGGAGGTTTGACGGCCTTTCATTATACAGTTTGCTGAGAGAGCATATACCCAGAATTTTGGGACTGCTGACGAAAGGAATCCAATGCTCTCACGCCAGTTTGAGTATAATTGAATATGAACATGAGCTGATCATCTGTGAGCTGCACACCTGCTTCCTTGATTTCTTCATAGGTAGGCTCAAGGAAGCAAGCCTCACAGAATACTTCCATCAGGTCATAAACAGAAGAAAGAGCCGTCAGATCCTTCTTGGTATTGGGCTTGCCATCAACGAAAAGACTGTTGGCTGTTTCAAGCAAGCTATTAGGAATCTTGCCAGATTTGGCAAGGACGAGCATGGAAGGCCGGCAGATACGAGCCACAAATGGTTGACCCTCTCCAAATGGAGGGAGTTCCACGACTTGGCCTTCAGCGTACCCTTGGAGAGTTTTGAGCGAAGTGATTTCTGCCATTGTTTTCTCCTTTCTTGTTTAGGGACTCACAGAAGGAAGTTCTGTGGGCCCAATGTAATCGATCGTGTAGGGAGCCTCACCAGTGTCCGGAGCAGAATAGATAGTATATTCAGAAGCTCTGAACACGCCATCCTCGGATTGCAGAGCAATGGGAGTTCCAGTGCAGTTGGGATATGTAATACGCTCATACCCGGTGATAATGCCGGCAGCATTGTATATAGCCGAGTATGCCCGGATCTCGCAGACCTTCCCTTTATCAGAAGAGCCTGCTACCGGGGGAGCATAACTTGCTACACCAAAACCAGCATCGGCATCCACTTTGGTCGTATGAGCTGCTTCACCCCAGTATTTAATCGTGCCACCTTGCAGAAGCTTGACAACCTCAGGGATGAACACGTTATCCGTGAGAACAAGGGTATGACCAGTGATGGTAACGGTTTCAGGCTTTTGGGCAACGAGACGGCCCTTGACAACCAGCTTTACAGCGTCCTCAGTGTCAGTTTGTACATTGACCCCAAGCTTGTTAGCTGTGTCAAGGATGTACTCAGTCACATCAAACTCTGATTTCTCTCGAATAGAGATCAGTGATACATCAATGGTCGGAATTTCATTACCCCGTTTAGTAGTGACCACTTTGTAACCTCCTTTACAGTTTTCTGTAGTTTATGTATTGAGCACTCCTCATATGACCCTTGACATCGTCATCATAAAAGGGTGCTGTATGTGTGTGGGTTGGCTGAATCATAGGATACAATGCTTTCATTGCTGCTACAACTTCATCCAGATAGCTGTCCGCTTGACTGGGCACGTTTTCAGGTACATAGCACATTATGTCGTAGTATGTCACAGTGCTGGAATAGTTATTGAACTGTGTAGTTTCTCCAGTCTTCACAACAACATAACTTGATGTGCATTCACCCTTGTGTTTGCCAGGTAGATAAGCATCGAAGCCGTTGTCTTTGAGATGCTTTACGATATCAAGCTGTCTTGTTCTTTCCATCTTACAACCT